TATCAACACGGGCTAAATGAGAACGAATACAATTATCACCAGTCTCTAACCACCCAGTAGATTGAATTCCAGTTCTATGCATCAGCCGGAGGACGGGGTCCAAGTTAGACTCGAAGACTTTAGCTTTAAAAAAACCAGACGAGAGCTCGAGTGGTCGCTTTAGAAACGAATCCACCCGACGTCTCATTTGAAGATTTACAAAGTCCACCTTCATAAACATAAACTCCTCATTGTTTTGGAATCCCCAAACATCCTTCGACTTCATCATAGAATAACAGAGTACACATTCAGGACACTTCCGATCGATCGTACTATAAATCTCTTGAATCTTCTGCTTTGAGGTTTTCAAGTCAAGTTTGATGAAAAAGTATGGAGTAAATGATGTAGTTACACATACAGATTTACCACCCTCGGTTTTACCAAAAATACTTACCAAATGTTCTTTGTCAGAATCCCTCGCTTCCCAGGTTAGTGCCTGGAATACCACCATGTGTTTACATCGACCCCAATTTTTAATATCATTTATTAATAAATGTCAGCAGCTTTGATTGAGCTCGTTTCGGTGGGGGCCCAGGATGTGTACATCACAGGTGACCCCCAAGTCAGTTTCTTTCGTCAGAACTACAAGCGATACACAAATTTCGCAATGAAGCCCGAACGCTTAGATTACATTGGTACATTCGGTGAAAACAATGAGGTTGTCATCCCCATCCGCTCTAAGGGTGACCTCATGAGCTATATCTGGATCGAGGACACTCGTATTTCAAATGTTCAGACCAACTCCGACGGTCTCTTTTCCGCAGGCGCCTCCGGCCCAACTGAGTTTGGTCTCTGGATCGGCGGCCAAAAGGTGTCGCAACTGGATTCTCTGTTTATTCAGGGTGTCCACAACCCACTTCTCCGTGATAACACGGCCAAGGCTTCGTGTGCCGTTACAACCAACAATAAAAAGTCCAACCACGGTGGTGACCACTTCATGATTCCCTTCTTCTTCGGTGAGGATTGGACCAAGGTTCTCCCTTTGGTGGCCCTCCAGTACCACGACGTGGAGATCCGCATCAAATGCCGTGACGGATACACTCCCACCGGTAGCCCAAAGGTTTGGGGTAACTACATCTACATAGACACAGACGAACGCAAGTATTTCACAGATAACGAGCATGAACTCCTCATCACCCAAACTCAGTACCANCTTGCCTCNAGCACTGACACCGAGATTGATCTTACCTATTTTAACCACCCAGTGAAATCTATTCACCTCGTTTCCGGTAAGGCTACGGGTAATGATTGGGATTCCGAATTCACTTTCCAAAAGTCGTCTCTCTACATCAACGGTGTTCCCCTCTTCGAGGATACATCCAACGTCTATCACCACACAGTCGTTCCAGAAATGCATAGCACAGATCTCCCAGATGACGTTCTCGAAGATCTTCCCACCTTCACATGGCCATTCTGTCTCAACTTGAGTAAGATGCAGCCCACTGGTACCCTCAACTTCTCCCGCATCGATAATGCCAAACTCTCGGTCGTTGGACCCACGGGTGGTAACGCGCTTCACCGGGTTTATGCGGTCAACTATAATATCCTCCGCATCAAGAATGGTATGGGTGGCGTTGCGTTCGGAAACTAAAACCTAAGTTAGTTTTTTCTCCCAAATTTTTAAGTAAATATGGTGAAAACGTCGCGTACCAGAACAACCTCTGTAATCAAAAATGCTCTATCAGTCAACACTAGAAGCCAAACCCTCATAAAAAAGGCAATTCAAACTTCAAGAGAATGTTTTAGATTGGCTTTAGAGGCCGATATGAAACGCAAACAGTCAGAGAAACAAACAGTTTCCCTACAAATCCAGGTTTCAATCCTGACCACAGAAGTGAAACGCCTAAAGGAGCTTAAACCTGACGATGCGCGTGTACGGGTTAAGCTTAATAAATTTATAAATAAGTCGGACCAAGACAACAAAAAAACAGTCATAGGTGCCCTACAGAGGGCTCGACGGGGTTGCGATCCGGAAAAGATGCAGAGGAAGACGAAGCATCTACTTAAAGATGTATATAAAAAATGGGATGATGCAGTTAAACTGTACAAGTACAGTAAGAGTGGGTCGCCAATGTATAAATTAATTAAGATTCCGTAAAATGGTAGTTTTGTAATACGTATTTAGTCTTCTACACTTCCCTCGGCAAAGATAAAATCTATATACTAAATAAGAATGCTTATACTTTTATTTAGTTTTATAGCAGCTTTAACCGCTTACACGTATACAGGTAAGTCCCTCGTTTCTGGAAAACGTGCCAAAGAAATGATAAAATCAGGTAAAATAAAGGCGGTCATAGATGTACGAACGACATTTGAATATAACGTTGGACACTACCCCAAAGCTATACATATACCAACCAATCGTATTAGTAGAAAAACGACATCCAAACTTCCCGAAAAGGGATTACTCGTTTACTGTAATACTGGACAGAGAGCAAGGCGCGCCGCAGAAAAATTGAAAAAGTTGGGTTTTATCGATGTGTATTACATAGCCGGCACCTATAGGTCCCTGTTTTAACAAAAATGATTTTTAATTATATCAAATTCCCTGGTGTATACCCCCGATCTCGAAGATGAAACCCGCGCTTTACGTATTAATAAATCGTGTACCGTATCCTCATCTAAAAGTTTTAAAAAATCAATCTTTTCCTCCATATCCGATAATATGTTCCCCTCTTTTTTGGATTGTACATACGGCCACACATGTTTACGTAAAGATACAAGTTCCGCTTCTATTCTTACAAGTTGGGGGAGAATAACTTCTCTAATCAACATATTTGTTTCACGTAGATCATCTTTGAATTCAGTCATACCCCAAAATATTTTGTAATCTTTAAACACCTAAGTTCTGAAGTATGTTATAAAAACAAAAATGAACGACACCAAAAAAAACTTTCTTCGTAAGATAAGTAGAGGTATCCATGTTCTCATGGCCTCGTCCTACTTATCTGACGAAATTGGTATACAACCATTCGGAACAGTTGAAACTTTTATTTCAAGAAAGTTTCTTGTATATGATACCAATGCTATCGGCACTCCTAGACACTGGTTCTCGGATTCTAAATTTGATTTAGAATTGGATACTGTGTCCGAAGATGAATTAATAAGATTTCTCCTTTACTTGGATGATGTAGACATCTACATAAAACGAGTATATAGTGAAGCACAATTATCATACGAGGATATGACCGAAGAAGAATATGAAATTGCGCGGATGATTGAACATAGAACTATCATAACTTTTAAAGATTTTTTGGAGATAAAGAATTAGTTTTATATTTTAATATGATTATACCGATTATCACAGTATGTCTTTTTGAATTAGGGTTTATCCCTAAAACTGAACCACACATTATAAGGAAATTTAAACTCAATCGTCTTAAAAAAATTCCTAGAGAATGGGAAAATGGTAGTATACATGCAGATGAAGTTATAAAAATTATGAATGACTTTTCCAGAGAATTCCATCGAATGAAAATACAAAAAAATACCCACGTGTTTAGTCTTATGGGTATAAAATCAACTGAAGATATTTTCAGTTCCTACATTGGCGGCGAAACCGGAAAGGATCTACTTATCATTTCTAAAAATTGTATAGTTGAATCTATCGTGAAGCGATTTAATCTAGATAAAATTAAAGATATACTAGAAAATTGGAAGGGTGAAAATGTTGTTGAAGTTAGAACAATATTGTCACACTACATAAATGAACTCGAATCATTTACAGATGAAGAAGAAGAGGAAATAAAAATGACGGGCTTTTTTAAGAGCAAAGACGATTTGATTGAAACATATATAGGATCTGAAAAATATAAGACCCTTGATATTATGGTTACATTTTTTGATAAGATGGATGTCATCATTCGCGGATAACTATACCATACTCACTTTTCATAAAGTCCCTCACACCCCCAAAGGTTGGAAAACTCCACAAATACCAACGTGACCAAAAACCCGCACTACCCACTCCACTTAACCCCCAGTTCTCCTTACTACTGGTGGTTACGTTGAGCATCATATTTTGTATTTTTTTGGGGTCTCTCTCCGCTATCGTGCGCCGAGGAACTCTACCACCGTGACGCAACACATAGGATCGCATTCTCGAAGGTGTTTTATGTTTGGTGTAGTCCGAATATCCACTCGCACCAAAATCCACTGTCCTACCATCTTCTAGAGTTGCTCTGAATTTTTTCTTTTTGTCTGGACTACGGGTGACACGGACACGCATACTTATAGTTTACTAACAAAATTTACATACTGCAGGTCTTACAGCCACCGTACGATTCCTTCTTTGGGAGGAAAAAAAGGTGCTCTGGACCACGCTTGACGCGGTAGAGGTGATCATACATGTGATAAAGACCAATAGCCAACATGATACCGGCCAAAACCATACCCTGGGCACCTCGGCTGCGAGAGGAATACATGTACGCAATTATAAGACCGAGGATAACGATCTGAACCACAGTCATATCGGGAATTTTAAAAGCATTGGATTCCCGCTTGGAACTTTCATCCTTGACTGGTTCGGGTGGAATGAACATTTGGTTAGCCTGGGTGTCATACCCAGAGGTTTTACTGTAACAGTGTGGCATTTATTATATAAACAGAAAAAAATTATAAATGCCTTCGACAGGTGGCTATATACATATCACTCCCCCCTATGAGTTCGAGCTCTTGATTCTTTACAATCCTCTT